TAATACTTACTATCTAATTAATATATAATACATAATATTAATAATATTACCCAAATTGCCCTATATTTCACAATATAACCCATATTTCACGATATAATCATATCTACGTACGTGAATTGATTATATAAAATAATTAAATTGTGAAATTCAGCTACCTACGTGAATTACATAATAAAAATAGATTGTACTACTTACGTGAATTACCTACTTGAATGGTTTTATATAAAAAAAATAGAACTACATACGTGAATGGATTGTATAATATAGATTTTATACAAAAAAAAAGACGCCTAATTTCTCAGACGCCCTTTTTTTCCTTGTTTAATTTATTCCCTTCTGGGCTCTAGGTAAGCTAGAGCCCATTTTAGGTTAGTTAGGGTTATGCGGTTAAGACTGTATTTCTGTCTTCACCGTATTTTAGTAATCCATCTACAAATACTGAGTTATTAGTAAAGTCAGCATTAGTCATTTTGTCGCGGTGCCATAGTGTGCTGGTGCCTGCCTGCATTAAGTCCCACATTGTGGAACCTTCCTTAGCGTGGTATTCCGTTAATATTTCACCATACCTTAGATTAGGAAGCTTTGGAATGTAGGTTTTCCTAATCTCACTTAGATTGTCCATGCTAAGTGGATTGTGTAATCTATTGCAAGCCTGAGCAAAGGTATTTAATCGAGGTTCAACCATCTGTCCAGTAAGCGCCATAGCTCCAGCCCTAATTTGCTCCTGCCAATCACCATTAACAACTGAATGACGAAATTTTGAGTCCCAGCCATACTTTGGAGATACCATACCATTCTTACAGACTAGAATCATAAAATCAACTCTAAACCCTGCTGGACTTGAACCGTCATAGCTATTCATCTCAGTAAATGTTAAATAAGCAACATCACCATTATCTAAAGTCTTTTGTAAAGACTCAGTACGGTAGACGTTCCTGTATTTCTTACCATCAAAGAATATTCTATTATGGTTCCAATCCATACCAGATTCAGTGCGTATTTCAGAGCATATGTCATGTACTTCCTGATTAGGAATTAATAGGTAATTCTGTCCTACTGTACCCGCTTCAAGATATTCACCATTGCTACGTTCCACTCTGATATTTCTGGCATTAGAATGATATCCATCATTATTGTACAATCTCTTAATCTCAATCTTAGTAAATGGGTCATAGGTTCCGCCATTAACATTCTGAGGAACTGTATCCGATTCTGTAATTTCATCAGCCTCTATAGCATTAGCTAGATTCTGAAATCCATTAGTTAAATCAGGAACTATCCCATCTATGTGATTTACTCCATTTATGATACCATTACTAGATTGTACAATCTCATTTGAACTGTCAAAAGTAGACATATTATATTTCCTTCCTGCTCTATAAAGAGCGGTTGTTTTTTTAGATTATTTACAAGGATACCGCCTAAATAGACGGCTGTCGAATCGCTGCCCCTTGGGACGACTCCGCCTCCACAACAGAGGGCTCACATTTTCAAATAACTGTACTACTCTTACTACTACTGACAAGGGATAAGGTTCCATCTTTTTTTAAAATAATTGATTTATCCTCGAGAAATATTGTGAAACTCAACCTAGATTTCACAACCTAGGCGGATTGGAATCCACTTTTTCAACCTCGATTTTTTCAACCTAAAAGCGAATGGGGGGGCGTACCCGATAAATAAAAGAAGAACACACATATTAATATTATTTTTTAGAAATTTTTTGGAAGTTTTGGTAGGATGGCCAGCGCGGGTACTATTCTTACTATCGCGGGTAATATTATAATATATTACTATTATACTATAATAGTATTAATAGTATTTAATATTATTAGTATTATTAATATTATAATATATTAATACTATAGTAATATTATTCCTCGCCTCAACCGACATTGAAATTTATTCCTTTTAACCTATTACTGTCAAGTACTTTTTTTATCTTGTATAAAAAATACTATATTAGTAATATTTAACCATGGAATCAATGCAATCCAATAATATCTTAGACCTAGCTCCTACGATTGATACATTAAAATCATTATCAAGGAAATTCAGGGAAACAGGCGACCACCAGTACATGATGGAGATATTACTGATTATTGATGAGATTGAGATTCCAATGCTCATTGATATGTTCGACTTTAATTTTACCCCAGAGGCCTAACTAAATGTACATTAAGACCATCAAGGGGGTGGACTATCATTTATACGAGAATGAAGAAGAGTTCAAAAAGCATCATAACAAAGAAAAAGTGAACAAAGACTGGCGTACTGCCCAAGAAGGCGAGTGGGCCATTAGCGATGATGGGCAAGTATTTAGTATTTTAAGGCGCGCGGTCATGTATAGCGGTAAATACAAGGGAGATACCGATTATGTCCGCACCTTACTGGGAACCGCTTACGCTAAGAAAGATTGTAAATTAGAGGGAGAACCCGCTAAAGACATCTATACTTTTACTAAATACAAGGAAAGCAAGTACATTACCAGTAGGGAAAAGCTATTTGCTAAGATGATAGCACTAGGTAGAGACCCGGTAGAGGCGTACTTAGGTGTATACAAGACCAATAACCGTAGATATGCTCTACACCGGTCAAAAGCTTTATTAAGACAAACGAGGATAAGAACATTGGTAAACAAAGAAGTAGAACAATTAATGGACGACTTGGGGATTACCAAGACGTATTTACTAGAAAACGCTAAATCGGTGGTAGATAAGGCAGATGCCCGGGATGGGGATAAGCTTAGGGCGTTAGAAACACTGATGAAGATATCAGGATTATTGACAACGGAAAAGAAAACAGACTCCGTAGCATTAATACAGGAGTTCACCGGTTTTTCTAAAGATAAATTAAAAGCCTTTGAAACAGGCTTATTAGAAGAGAATGCATCTCAATAAGAGAGCATGGCGCTATCCTAACCGTGTACGGTGGGGTAATGCACTATATACAATACGATTAACTAGGAGTTAGTATGGGAATGGGAGTAAAACATTACTTCAAGGATGGTAAAGAACATAAAGGTGGTTTACATAAGATGCCTAATGGTCAATTACATAGTGGCAAGACACACGGCCCTAACAGTAAAAGACTGTACCATTATGGAGAATTAAGTAAGCAATCTCAAAAATCAGCTAAAAAAAGTTGGGGCAGGTAGTGGCTGGCAAAGGAAAACGAGTTAGTTGGACATATGGTGGTAAAAGATATAGTGGAACCTTAATTCGAGAAACCAAAACGCATAAATTTGCTAGAACGCATAATAATAAAATTAAAAAAATAAAAAAACGATGACTCAAAAGAAAAAAGACTCAAGATTGACTAGAGCTGGAGTATCTGGTTATAATAAACCAAAGCGAACTCCAAGCCATAAAACAAAAAGTCATGTCGTAGTTGCTAAGGTCGGCACACAGGTTAAAACAATACGATTTGGACAACAAGGCGTAACAACTGCTGGTAAACCCAAAGCCGGAGAGTCTCGTAAACAAAAGATGAGACGTAAATCATTTAAGGCACGTCACAGAAAAAACATTGCCAAAGGAAAAATGTCTGCTGCATACTGGGCAGATAAGGTTAAATGGTAAATGCCCAACAAAGAGTCGAAAAACCGCAAGCGTTTAAGGCGAAAACTAGCTCTTGAAAACCAAAAAAGAAAAAGAGAAGCGTACAAAGCCCGCCGAGAAGCGAGACAAGCCGCAAATAGAGACGTTTAATATAATACCTCCCCCAGAGGAAATGATTCGCCGGGATGAGGTATTAGCTAAATCGTACAAAGACCTCTTATTCTTTGGTAGGGCGTTCTTGCCAAAAGACTTCATGCACAAGAGTGCATCTCCTGCTTGTCACTATACCGTATCCAAAAGACTTATCTCTACCAAACCCGGTGAGCGTATCTGTATTATTCTCCCTAGGGGTTTTGGTAAATCCATCCTATCGAAGTCAGCTATCTTACACAAACTATGCTTTTCTGGTGAAGATGACCAGAATTTTATTGCATGGGTATCAGAAGAGCAGGGTCAGGCGATTGACCACTTAAAATATTTACGATATCACTTAGAGACCAATAAGACAATCAAGTATTATTTTGGTAATATGGACGGTGGTAGTGTAGGAAAGCGGTGGACAGAGAAAGATTTAGTTACACCTAAGGGTGATAGAATCATAGCCAAAGGTACTAGCCAGAGATTAAGAGGTCGTGCCGAGGTAGATGTACGTTATACTGGTATCATCTTGGACGACTTTGAATCAGAATTGAATACTAAAACGCCTGAAAGGCGTAATGAGATTAAA